TCATATATACCTACTTTCTCCCCGTTAGCCGATAGGACAGCAATATATTTTATTTTTTTAATAAACTAACGAACTCAATACGTCCGTTAGATATTAACACGTCTACTATTCTGTATTTATTTTTTAAATACAAAATAAAACTCGTTAAACCTGCAATGCTACAATCATTCAACTTCTGAATGATATTCTCCTTGTTTGTTTCTTTGTCGTTATAAAATTTCTGATATTCAATGATTAATCTATTCATTGTTACACCTCCTTTTTTATGATTATAAAATATCACACCTGCTAATAAATATCAATGATTTATTTTAATATGTTTATTGATAATTATTGATTTATTTTAATATTTTTTAAAGGTTATCCAAAACTGTGAAAAACTCGTTTCCTGTAAGATTATCACAAAATCGTGCATTATTAATCACATTTTTAAAAAGATAATCTTCTTTCGCTGTTAGTCCCTTAAAATGCCTTGAATATTTAGCACTCCGAACATATCTATCAGATATAATTCTTTCGTTTTCTTCATTATTAATATAAAACTTATGTGGTGTAATATAGCAGAATAACATTCTGTCATAATACCACGTCAATTTAAAGCAGGCATTTTCCATTTTAATGTAACAATGATATATTTCTTTTAGTGAATTAATATACTGTTTTTTCTCGATTAAATACGTTCGTTTCTCTTCCCACTCTCCACGAGTAATCATTAAGTTGATTCGGTTTTTTCGATTCTTCAATAATTCTTTAATTTCTGCATTAGATTTTCCATCGGCTGTGAGTGCGGAATACTCTCTTGCAATCGTCATATATTTCTCATTATTATTTTCGTCAAAGATACCTAGATATAATTTATATCTATCTATCGTCCCTGCTTTTTGTTTATTAAAATTAGACAGCCCCCACGCACGTACGAATGGGTTAACCCTGCACACAGTATTCGCTACAAGGAACATTTTGAAATGTTCATTTTCTCGTTTAATAGTAGAAAACAGAGACATAATTAATGAGGGTTCGTCATCTAAGTAATAATCATTAGTTTGATATTCTTCATATATTGCGTAGTCAAGATTGTAATTCAGCGACTTGTAGTCATCAGCGTTACTTACAGAAAAGCCATAGATAACAGGGTAGGTTGAGTATTCAAATATTGCTTTACCATTTTCATCTATTTCAACTACCCTTGCTAAATAGCCAATTTTTCCTTTACACTTAATTGTCTCCCATTTCCCCCCCGTCCATTTTTTTAACATATCTTCTTTAATATAAGATTCAATCGTGGCTTTTGTAATCTGTTTATCTTTTCGGCGGATATATGCTATTCCGCCCCTTTGTCCTGCTGTCGCAATTCTTTCTTCTATTCCACGTCTACATATATCTGTAGATTTTCCTATCCCCCTTGCCCCGTCGATTATATTAATATCACAATTTAACTTTAGAAGTTCATCTGCATTGTAGTATTTTTTCATTTTTTTTCTCATTCTCCTTTAACACTCAAAATTTGAAATATATATTCATCCGTCATACTCAACTTATATGTCGAAGGAATGATTGACAATGATATTTTTTGATCTGAAATATATCCACCAATATTCGCAATAGGTTGTTCTGCCTGATATTTAGCTACAGTCCTACCGCTTTTGTCGCTTGTGAATAAAGTCTTCATTGTTATGTCATCAAAATTGTAATATCTACCTGCCTCTTTTGACAGACCCGATATAGTACACTCGGTCTTATTATTTGATTTCACAACATATTTCTTTGAACCGAATGTCTTAAATCTATCATATTTGTGTTTTTCAGTTTCCCAATCCCAGGTACCAATGATTTGAAGATTCCCTTGTTTATCAAGTGGCATAGCCATTTTTAATAGCTTTTCGGGTAATACCTGCTTTAACTCTGCTATTATTTGGGCATTCAAAGTATCAAATTTTTGTTTTATTTCAGCTGTTAAAAAACCCTTACAGCTATCAGTATCATCATATACTATATTTTCTCCAAAACATTCTATCCCTTTATACAATTCCTGCCTTGCGTATGCAGTAATAAATATACCCCGTGCATACATTGTATATTGTTTTTTTGTTCTCATTTTTTGAAGTTTATTACCTATTTCTTCAATCGTTGGTTCTGTCTCTACCCATTCGCCATTCACATATTCAATAACATTCTCAATTATATGTTGTACATTCCTGCCAAACTCACTATTAATATTATTTTTTTTTCGTTTATAATTTTCTTCTTCTCCTGCCACATTTTTTAGAGTTGTTTTAAGTTCATAATTTTTTAAAATAAACTCTCGTTCAATATCGGTCAAAAAATCTTTTTGTGCTATTAATAAATCAAGACATATCATATATTTATAAGAATATGTTTTCATAATTAATTCTAAGTCTATATCAGTTAAATACATTTCTAAATACTTTGACTTCCATACCCTGCCATTATCATATCTACATTTTTTCAATAAACTACATTTTGAAGATTTGATATAAGGCATTAATTTTTTTTTGTAATGAATATCAAAAAAAACAAATTTCCCAATAAAACAATATTTATCTGATTTGTAATATTTTCGCCAATGTCTCGGTATTTCTGTCGAAAATTTTTCGCAGGGAAACTTCTTAGTTACCATAACAGCTGGATAACTACTACGTCTGTCAAAACTATCAATATCATATAATTCTTCATCCACATATAAACAGTTAGCGTGAGTGTCACCACCTTCAAAACAATCTAACATTTTTTCATACTGTTTAGAATCGGGAATTGCGTGGCTATCCCGTGTGGTTGCTGTTGTATTGTTTTCATTCCATTCTTTGACCTCTAACCTTAATTTCCCCGTTGAGGTCAACGGGATTTTATAGATGTTTTTATAAAAATCTAATTCTTTCTGTAGACTCTCTGCCTGTGATAAAACATCCAATACAGAATACTTAATAAGTGTTTTTGATAATTTTGTTTGTGGGGTTCTGACTGTTAAATAATCATCAAAGTCAATCATTTTTTTAAAAAAATGATTTTCTTTTGTTAAATTCTTTAAACTTGAATTTTCCAAAAAAAATGAACATTTAAACAAAATATTTTCTTTTGTTTCACAATAAATTGGCTTGTGCGGTTTTCTTGCAAACACCTTTTTAAATTCAAAAATATTTGATAGACTATTAGTGAAGTCAAAAGATAAATTGTGAACATACACAGTTAAAATAATATCTTTTCTTTCTTGCTCTTCTATTTGCTTTTTTAATGATAATAAAAAATGCTTAAATTCTTCATTTTCCCTGCCATACACAGCTATTGACCAAAGAGGGGTATAAATTGCAAAAGACCATAAATAAACTAACGTGTGACATTCTAATTCATTGTAATTTACTGTATAAAAATTCGGTTTTTCATTGTAATTTTTTTCGTCAAAACAATAATGGTATCTGTCCCATATCCCGTTAGAGTATTTAAAAACAGTTGAAGTTTCTGTGTCATAAGTCATAATCACATTGCTATAATATTCATTACTTTTATTTTTATGATACTGTGTTACAACTGAAATTGGTATAAATCCTCCGAAATCCCTACATATATCATTTATTAAGTTTTTAGAATATTTATATATTTTAGTATACATATATTACTCCAAAGCATTATTATATAAGTCATCATCTATTTTATCTGCTAACTTTTTTAACATTCTTGATTTAGCCACTTTTCTTCCTGTTGTCTCCTTAATCTTTTCAACTTCTTTATAAGTATCACGGATTGCCTTATATAACTTGTCTTTATCCTTGTCGCCCTGCTGCCGATTTGTTTTGAATAATTCACCAATAAATTTTGAGCCATAGGAATCCGCTAACATATTGGAATAATTCATTGCTTCTTTTATGTCAAAATACTCTGAAATTATTGAATCTTGTTCTGACTTACTATATTTTGATTTATCGACTTTGTTTAATATTTCCTTTTTTGTCTCAGCAAAAGTCGGCTTGCTTAAAAACCTTTTCAACATCTTGTTTTGACGTTCCAACTGTGAAGCGGAAAATCCTTTTTTTACCGAAAAGGGATTACTGCCTAAATCAAGCATATCAAAAGCGTTTTGTAGATTTTCGTACGCTTGATTATAAAAGCCTTTTTGTGTGAATGTTTTCTGCCTGCTTTGTGCTGTCTTCGCAAGTTTTCTATTTTCTTGATATAATTGTTCAATGTTCAACATTTATTTTAACCTCCACTTCCTTGTATATATTCTCAATATAAGCATTATGTAATCGGGGTATATAATTAATATCGTCTAAGTATCTATTGTAATCATCTTCATTATTAATTATTCTAGGCATTTTTAAAAGGTAATTATTGAGTAACCCCGTCGGATTGTATGTTCTATGCTTATACTTAGCACACGAAGTGAATACCCTGTGTGCTATTCCTGTCTTAAGGTGACCACATCTTTTACATTTTGTTAACATTGTGTTAATACCTCATCTATATTTTTTCCTATAATATATAGAGTTACTAATCCTGCACCCNTTTTACATTTTATTAACATTGTGTTTTTTCTCCATATCTATTATTAACAAGAACAATGACATCTAACTTTATTATAAGTTACATACTTTCCACGTTTTAATCATATTATACCTCTATTCTATCATAATAATTCAATATCCCCACATTCATTAATTTTAACGTCAATTTCTGCTTTATCTCCGTATATATGTATTTCTGTATTCTCGTATCTGTCTGTTGTCTCCTGCATTTTCGTGAGTATTACTAATTCTTCTAATTCATCTAATGTAAGTGTTTTATTAATTTTAACTAATATCATATCATTACCTCTTACCGCCTGTGCGGTTCTTTCTTTCTTTGATACTCTTATTCTACACCCACCCACCCCATAAATCAAGAGTTATTTATTGATATAATTTAACCACTTTACACTACAACATTGATATTATTTAATCTATAAAATATATCAAGTTCCTTGACATTCCTTACACTTCAATGCTTTACCACTTTACCACTTTACCAC